TTGAATTCCTTGTGCATCGACCCGACAATCTCGCCAGCCACCTTGACCTCGGCGTCGGACAGTTGCACGTCCTTGTCCAGGTCGTCGAAGTGCGGTTCCCGAATCTCGTCGGGCCACCGCAGCGTGTGCAGCACCATGACGTTTTGTTTGCCCGTCACACTGAGCGCCGCAAGTCGCGTTTTGCTCCGCAGTGTCACCTGAACGATGGCCACGCGGCCGGAGTCCTTGAGCACGGTTGCGAGAAGCTTGTACGCCTTCACCGACTTGTCGGGGCACAGGTAATAGGACTTGTCCACCATCACCGGGTCGATATCTTCGGCCGGCACGAACTCCACCACCTCGATGGTCCGATCCTTCTCGCTGGCGATGCTGGCCAGCTCGTCGGCGGTCACGATGACCGAATGCCCGTCGACCTCGTAGCGCTTGGCCTGGTTCCCCTTGGGGACGACGCCGTTGCATTCCTTGCAGGTGGGCACGTACCCGATGGCGCCACCGCAATTGACGTGCGCCAGGTGCGACACCATGTCGTGATCTTCGGTCGCGGCCATCAGCTTCACCTGGACGTTGACCAGTCCGAAGCTGATGCTTCCATTCCATACACTTCGCATTGTGTTGCCTCCCTTTGGGTTTTGGCTTATGGCCGATGGCGCCACGCGATGGCGAGCGCAGTTGCTTCGATGATGAGCGCGACGACTAACGTCACCGCTAGCCAGGTGGTCCGATAGCCGATGGTGGCTAGAAGTGCAGCGGTGCCGGTCAACGCCGCCGCGAGTGCGGCACTGGTCTTATCCACGGTTACCCCCTACAATGGTGGGCGGAGCGCCTGCCCAGCGCCGTAGCGCTGGACAGGCTCCTCACTACTTCTTGCGGAAGTGGTCGACGATCACGAGGATCGACGCCACCGCGCCCGGAAGGGTGAGGATAAGGGCCATGATCTGGTACATCATTTCCCTTGCTCCTCCCTGTTCGGGAACTTCCCGAACAGTTACTACTCTATGTCAATTCTCCGTAGTTGTCAATGCTTAATTCATACCAATAGCTAAACGCTTATTGGTGCTTCATGCCTCGCGCGTAGTCCAAGGCCAGCAATACGCCAGAGCGCTTGCCGCGCAACCGGTCATAATCTCCGGTCATGCCAGGGAGCGGTTTACCCGGCTGAGAGCATTTGGCATTCGACATTTCGTCCAGCGATTCGGCCGCGCTACCCAGACGGTCAATCATCGCGTCTAGCGCGTCATTCCAGCCGTCGACCAATCCCAATTCCCGACCGCGTCCGTATTCGCTCATTCCGGCACCACCAGATCGACCACGCGGCCATCGTTGACGTGGACCGTGATGCGAACACCGGCCGGCGCGTCGATCTCGACGTTGATGCCGTCATGCGTGTCGCTGTGGTGTGCGTAGACGTCCACAACATCCGTGAGGTTGTCGCGACCGCTATCGCTGGGCGCTGGCGCTAACGCCGTGTCGCCGAAAGTCTCGGTCATGCGTCCACGCTCCGTTTCACCAGGTACCCGCGAGGCACCGTTACGTTCATCTGGTCGGTATAGATCACCGTCGCCTCGGCGCCCACCTCCACCGACTCGACTGCCGCATATTCACATTCGGCAATCATGCGCGCGCCTTGGACGGCATTGCGGCGCTCGTTGTCGTCCTCGCCGAATGGCTGCCAGATCCACGGGTGCGCTTGCGCGTCATCCAAGATGGGTACCAGGTCGATCAAGTCATCCTCGGCTAGGTCCTCGGCGGGGATCATGCTGCGGCCCATGTCTCTGCAATCTCCGTGAGCTGCTCACGCGCCAGCCGGCCCGCCACCGCCACCGCTTCGGGCAGGGTGTCGGCCGATAGCTGCCATTCGCCGGCGGTGAGTCGCCACCGATCACCGGCCGGTTTGATCATGGCCATGTCACCGTTGGGCATCTGGCGCCGGTACCCGCCAATCGGGAACGTCTGCCAATGCAATTCCAGTTCGGTCGCAAGTTCTTTCATCACGCCCATGTCACACCTCCAGTAATGCGTCGCGGAATGCCTCTGTTGCGTCCACCGATAACCCAAGGATGCGGTTCGTATTGCCCCAACGGGATATGTTCCCATCGACGTCGATGTAGAACTCGATGGTCTCGCCATCGTCTAGCACGATCTTGCCTTCGGCGTATATCACTTGTATTCCTCCGGAGCTTCGTCCCACAGCAGGTCGGTGAAGTAGTCCAGTACGGTCTGGAACTTGTCGCCATAGCGGTAAACGCGCTCACCACCCCAGTAGCCAGCGAGCTTGGCGCTGCCTTCGCTCAAGTCCTGCACAATCTCAATGTGCGGTCCGCCCACCGCGATCTGAACTGCGAGCGGCTGACCGATCTTGACGACGACGGCCAGGGGCCAATCCTCGATTGATTCTTCGTTGCCATCCTCATCGCAGATGGTCGGCACTTCGAATTCGTCGCGCTCGGCTAGCAGTTCGTGATCCTTGACCACCCCGGGGATGAGGTCACGCACAGCGTCAATGGCGCTATCCTCATCCTGCGCAATGATGACGTGTTCTTCGTCAGTTTCCGAATCAGTGACGGTCCACCGGTTGCCGTAGTCGCCCGATTCGATCTGTCGCGCGTACTCGGCGATCCTCTCGGCGGCGTAGTCGACCTGCTTTGCCAGCATTTCGGCGGTTGATTCGCTCATTTTCTTGCCTTCCGGTTGATTGCTTATACGTCTAGTCTAGCGGGCATGACCGTAGTTGTCAACACCTAAACAATCTCGTACACAAGCTCTTGTCCGCCGACGTTAACCACCAGGTCGGCCGTCGCACCTACCGCGGCCAGGTACCCCGCCAATCGGGACAGTAGCCAGTCTTTGCGCGCTTCCATCTGCCGCACGTTGGATGCCATCTCACGGCCGCCTGAGTACCCCATGGCGCGCGCGATGTCATACGGCGTAACGCCGGACAGTTCGCGAATCTCTGCCAGGTCTATGGGCGCGTCGGCACGTGTTGCGACACTCGCCGCCCGTGGCTTAATCGGAGTCTTGTCCCAGTCGGGCAGGCCGGCGCGGTCGGCCCGACGCATACGTCGATAGTGACCCATACAGAGCTGCTCGGACTGGACGTCAACAGGGTTGTCGCACCCTGGCAACCGGCATGTTTGCGTATCTGTCATGGGACTAGCGTAAGCGGTGCACGTCACAGCGATGTCATGTCGAACAGGTACGGACTCATGAACGTGCCCGGGTCCGTGACGTTGGTCAGTGTCGCGACGACAGGCCAGCCGATACGGTCAAACCAAGACTTGAAGGTTTCGCCGGCACGGTACGGCGTGACCACTTCGAACGTGAGTGTCGGTTCGTCCTCACCGTTGTATCCCTCTGTGTAGACGTCGGCATCATCGACACCCGCACGACGTAGGTAGTCGGTCAGACGGTTCGCGAACTGAAGTTCAGCGCTGCTGGCCAGCCACCCGTCACTGTCGGCATGTTCCGACCACCGGGCGCCGTTCCACTCGATATGGAATGCCAGCGGTTCGCGCCACACAATGATCGCCTTGTGGTCGTCGCGGTCCACCTCTAGGTAGCAGTCGACCGGCGACTCTGCCAGCGGTTCGCCACGGTCTACCAGATCAGCGACTAGCGTTTGATCGTTCATTGGTCCCTACCAGTTGAATCGGTCGTCAGAGTTGTCAATGGGCGGGAACGCGCGCCGGTAGGCCGCTATCCATCTGCGAATGAGGCTCACAGCACACCCACAAAGCCGCTACCGACCCGGTTTGCCGCTGCGACACGTTCGGGCACATCTGCCTCAATGGTGGCGCGCGCCTCACTCAGTGCGTAGTCGTCATCGTCGATACCCCAGCACGAATCGACCTCGTGACCATCCGGACCGGTGACGACATGCCCGCAGAACTCGCCAGCGGCCCATCTGCGGTAGACATCCATCGTGAGCTGCACCGCGGCCTCGTGACCGTCTGGCCCGAAGTCTTCGCGAGTGTCGACTAGGGCGAACCACCGGTAGTAATCGGACTGCGACGATAAGTCCTCACCGGCGACTAGCATCCATGGGCTGCCCGTGATCGCGCGCCATTTGTTGAACCGGTTCATCACGGCATCCTGGTCACTGTCCAGCCGGACGAATTCGCGCATTACACGGGCGGGCGCCTCGTCTAGCGGTTCGTCCAGTGTGTCCGTCTCGACCAACCGCGACGAATCGTAGTTGACCCAGAAAGCCATCCCGGGATGGTCCCAGTCGGTGAGGGGATTGCTTGCGTCCTCGTCGTAGTGCAATTCGATCACGTACTCACCGGCCACGGTATCGACTGTCTCGGTACGGTATGCGTTCATTTCAGACCCTTTGGTAAGCGGGTAATATGGTGGCGTATTCGGTGCCATCGTCTAGCGTGATTAGCTTGTATCGAGCAACGTTCCACTTGCCCGCATTCTCGGTTCGATATCCGGTGAGCGTGCCGGTAACGGTCGATCCGTCACCTAAATACACCACACACCTCTGACCACGTTTCGCTTTACTGGCGCTCATCGAACACGCACCCGCACGGTTGCGCCCCGGGACATTTCCCGCGCGTTCATCTCTGCGCGGATATCCCAGCGGGACGGATAGACCTTGCGGTAGCTATTGGCTTGCTTGCTCATTGCTCTGTCTCCCTGTTCTGGCGGGGGCTTTAGATGTACTGGAACGTGAGTACGTGACTCACTCGAATGAATAGCGGAAAACTCGGGTGCCTTCCATCGTGTTCGTTTTCGCCAAACACGGCAATCCCGTCACTTACGTTGTCAATTCGACCCGAGATCGAATCGCCATTTGACAATACGACTTGGCAAGCTCCCTGTGCCTCATCTTCGGGATTGTCATTCGCTATTGTTGCCGCTTCTGCGAGTAGCGCTTCGATGCCGTGAATGCTCATTGTCCCTGTCCTTAGTTCTCGTACCGCTTGCGATAACGGTCGGTGAGTGCTTCGGTCGACGCGTGAACAATGGTCGGCCGGTTGATTCCCATCTGGGTCAGATCTGCGGCGAGCTGCGAACTGCCGCAGTATTCAGCGTCCATATCGGCGCGGTCCCACAATTCGGCGCGGACATCCATATCCCGCGGATGCCTGCGCGCTAGACGGATAAGCTCAGCGTCGGAGTCGGCATCAAGCATTGAGCACTCCGTCCCCGTTGTCCCAGAGCGTTTCGGCGGAACCGTAAGACTTCGCGATTTTGGTCAGATACTCGCCAAGCTCACCCAGTCCACGGTCCCAGAATCCGACGCCGTGATGTTCCCGGGTCAGATAGAAGTCATGGCCGAAGTATTCCGACGTGATTACAGCGTCAACCCTGTTGAAACCGGCCGCTACGCGCTCTCTGGTAGAACGGTGTGCAAGATACATCCGCACCGCAAGCGGGTGCGCCGTGACAACGTCTGACAGTTCTTCGCGAACCTTGGCGACGTATTCGGGGGAGATATTCTCAACCGAGTAGTTGTCATCGTAAGGGTGCGGTTCCGGGTCTGCGGAGTTTCTGCATTCCGCATTGTCATCACAACCCGTGTGTCCATAGTCCAGTCCGGCCCACAACTGGCATTCCAGGTAACCGGCCACAATGGCATCGATATCAGCGCCGGAGAGTTCGATTGCGCGTTCTGTGTTCGTCATGCTCTTACTCTATCCCGATTGACGGTAGTTGTCAACAACTATGAACGGGTAATTCGGTACATCTGGAGGGATAGCGCGTCATTGTCCGCGTGTCCCCAGATGGCCGAGAATCGCCGCGCTATCTCCTCATCGACGTCCTTCATCCGCTCGCCGGCAATGAGCCGAGCTGGAGCGTTGAGGGCCAGCGACGGGTGTCGCGACATGGAAAGCAGCTCACGCTGTAGCCGCTGCAATTCCTCGGCAGGCATCGCGGCGAGATGGTCTAGCCAATTCGCGTCGAGCATCGCCAGGGCGTGACGGGCATTCATCGCGCCACCAACAGGGTTGCGGCCATATTGAAGCTCTCGGCCATAATCGCGGCGAAGATGACCGAAGCGACCATTGCGCGGATCATGCGTTACTCCAGCTCTCGACAACCTCACGTGCGACGACCAGTTTCCGGTAGTTCTCCGCCTTCTGGCGCCAGTAACCGGCGCTGCTCATATCGCCCTGCTTTTCGAACTTCGCGGCGATCTTGTCCGCCCTACGGGCGCGCTCTGCACTCATCGCTTCACCACCAGCGCGTAGACGGTCGCCAGCGTGCCGTCCGCATATTCGATGACGTACCCATCACCGGAGTAGTGGTGTGCAACGAATACGGCCGACCGTTCGCAGTAGGTGACGGATTGACCAGGTGTCAGATCGTCAAAGTAGGACATTCTCACTAACTCATCTCTGCGCAGAATCGCGCGTATCAGGGATTGACGTAGAGGCTGTACTCACCAAGCGACAGATACCGATCACCTTCTGAATTGGTCCACACACCGATCTGTCCCGGTTGGTCGGAGCAATCCTCCTCGGCGCATACCGGGTAATCGACACCATCGACAGTGACGGTTGCAGAGTCATGCACAGGCTGTGCATATGCGGTAGGTGCGCCATACATGCCGGCCGCCATGGCGATGGATGCCAGTGCGATACGTGTGAGCATTAGTGATTCCCATCTGTGTGTGATTTGTTCATGAGCTAGAGCGCGTAGTGATGATCACCAGCGTGTGCGTGAGGCAGGTCGCAGTATGCATAGGACGGATCGTCCACATTGCCATCCCATGTCTCTGCATTGCAGGTGCTCTTATTCATGTTCATTACACTACAGCCATTCTCGATAGTTGTCAATACCTAACTAGAACCTCGCACAGCTCTCGTGGAGCGTCACGTGACGTAACAGACCACCCACAACGGAGCTGCACACACGCCCACACAGGCGCCAGCGTGGGCACCAGGCACCCCCGGGGGTGGGTCAAAAGTTCAGCGAACATACGTACGCCTGAGATCGTCAGCGGTATTTCTCCCCCCGTTGGTTTTCCCCAGAAAAGTCGCGTCTGACCTGCGCATATGCAGGATTCTACCGCACAAGTCCCGCGGGTAAGAGATTTATCTCAATAATGAGACATTTTCGCCGTTGATGGCGCCTCAGCAAATATTCGAAAAATAAGGAACGCAACGTGCGCGATTTCAAGCTCTGCCTGTATTGCACCCAGTACACAACGCACATCGGCGGGATCTGCTGCTCGTGCGGGGCCCGTAACTGACGGGCATCTAGCCATGGCAGCTAAGAAGACAACGACCGAGAAGGGCCTCGGCTGGCGGCACCAGCAAGCGGTGGCTTACCTGCGATCCGTTTTCAAGGACGGGTCACCGTGCCCGATGCCGTGGTGTGGCCGGCCCATGTGGCTCGACGCCACGCTGAACTACGACTACGACAAGTCCGACCCCGGCAAGCGGGGCAATGGTGTCCTTCAGGGCGACCACTCCAAGATGTCTCGCGCGGAGTCTCTGCGCCGCGGTGAGCCCGTGCTCCCGCCAGATCGCCTCCTCCACGCCGAATGCAACCGCATGCGTGGCGAGGGGCTCAACGACCGCGCCTACGCGCCCACAGATACCTCAAAAGCCGACGCGCCATATACGCCAGCGATGCCCTGGCCAGTCTTCATGGCGGCGGTGAACCAGTAATAGGGGGAACACCTAGTGCCGCTTGACCAATTCACTCCGCTCGATATCGAGATCTACGAGACCCACCGCCGGGACTTCGCCGAGGCCGTCCCCGTTAAGGCGACGAACCTTCGCATCAACGGCATGGAAGTCCTCTTGCCCGAGGACGCGAACATCACCGTGCAAGGGGTTGGAAGCAAGAGTGGGTGTGCCACCGTCACGATGACGGTCTTCGCGCGCTCGGTGAAGGTCTTCCGCGAGCCAGGGGCTGCGGATCATGAGCCAGTTTTCCTCGACGAGGATCTGGCCGAACCGCTCCCGGAGCCTGAGCCCGTCGTCGACGCCCGTACTGCGACGGCTGAAGAGCTGCTGGCGGTCCTCAAGGAGCGTGGCTGGCATCTGTCCACCACGCCGCAGAAGCCTTTCATCACGATCTCGCCCAATGGCGGCGGGTCTATCACCGCGGCGGATATGCAGCAGTTCACCATCAACGCGCCCGAGGGTATCGCCAACTTCCCAGCGCTAGTAGCCAGCGGCACGTGGAACGACTCGGGTACCGACGGCATTCAAGAGATCACAGTCACCGGACTCGACAAGACCGAACGACTGATCGAGGCGATGATCTCGCACGCCATGGACGGCAAGCGGGTTGTCTACATCGCCAGCCGATTCGGGAAAGCCCTTGACGTCCAGAAGGATATCGGGAAGCGCTGGATCGAGGATGACATTCGCATCTTCACCGCCCACAGCAATGAGCGCATCAAGTTCTTGCGCTCGGGCGGCGAGATCCTGTTCCTGGCCAACTCCAAGCACTCCGGCCGCGGCCTGCGAGCTGATGTCCTCGTCCTCGACGGCGTTGATGCGACTCCCGAGCGCCTGGAGGAACTGCGCCCGATGCTGGCGGCCTCCAAACACCCGTACCTCTACCAAACCTTCAACGCAACGCCCGTGGAGGAGTTGCAGCAGAAGATCGACAAGCTCAACAGGGATTACAAGTGGGCCCTTTAAATCTCGAAGGCAGC